GGCTTCGGGCTGGATGATAGGTGCGGGTCTAAGTCCTCGCGCGGTCTTCTGATATACTTCGCCGCCAGCTTCCATATAGTCGCCTTCAGGCTTCAAAAGACTTTGTTTCCAGTCGTCCGAATAGGTTTTGCCCTTGAACGCCGCGACGCCCTGCGGAAAGTCGCGCTCCATCATAGTCACAAAACTATCCAGCGACTTTTGGTCGTTGACGAAATTTTGGAACATATTCTTATAGAGGTCGATCTTGCCGGCCTGTATTTTCTGTTCCGCTTCCTGCTGCTGCGCGCCGTATAGCCCGGCCTGACGTTCAGCCGCTTCAGCTTGGCGAAGTTCTCGCTGCGCGGCAATCCGCGCCTGAAGATCCTGCACGTCCATGCTTTGCGACATCCGCGCAAGCTGCGCCTGCGACATCTGTTGCTGACGCAACTGCGCCATCATGTTGAGCGGGTCTATGCCCGCGCTACTCATCTGCGGAACTTGCGCGGCTATGTCATAGCGAACGGGCATAATGACTTATCCTAAAGTTGCGTAGCTGCGAGGAAACGGCGAGCCAAACATACCGCCTAACGGAGCCCCGCCGCCCTGACCATACATGCGGTCCATCATGCTATAGGCCAGCGCGTTCTGCCCGACGTTGCCCAGCGCCTGAGACAGCGCAGACGCGCCACCCATATAGCCGGACGCGCGGGCCTGCGCGGCATTCTCCAACCCTGTGCCAAGCGCCTGCCCGGTGCCAAGCGAGATGTTGGCGAGCTGCGGAGCCGTGCCCGTGTAGACGTTCGCCAGATTGGTGCCTGTGCCCGAATAGACGTTAGCGACGTTCTGGCCGGTGCCCAGCACATTCGCCGCCAGATTGGTGCCTTGCTGCGCCTGAAGGTTGGCAAGGTTCTGGCCGGTCGCCGACTGAATATTACTGACGTTTTGGCCGGTCGTCCCGTAAATGTTGGCCAAATTAGCGCCCGTTGTGCCGAATATCCCCGCCGCGCCCGTGCCGAGATTACCCGCCGCCTGAGTCATAACATTCGCCGCGCCTTGACCCGAGCCCGCAAGGCCCTGAAGCCCGGACAGCGCAGCCTGACGATTCGCCATAAACCGCGCGTAGGCGTTCTGATACTCCTGACTGCCAGCTTCCTGTCCATATCGCGTCGCGGCTTTCAGCGCTGCGCCCGAGCCGCGCATACCCGACGAGCCAAGCGTCGACTGCATAGCGCGCTGGCCTTCGGCCATGCGAAACGCATAGCCGGGGTCCATCTGAAGTTCTTCGAGCGTCGGCTGACGCATAGCCGAGCCGTAACCCGGCGCGTTGACATCGCCGCCGACGCCATAGAGCGCCGCGAGCTGATTTTGCGCGCCCGCCCCCGTCGACACATATGGCTGCTGATAGCCGGCTTGCATACCGAAAGCGCCGCCAAGAGCGCCAAGCCCCTGACGCTGACCGCCCATCAATGCGCGTTGCTGCGCTTGTTGCGCCTGAAGAAGAGGATCAATCGCCGCGCGTCGAGCCGCCTCCAGCTCAGCCGAGGCGGCCGTTGTGCCGCCGCGCAACATATCCTGCGCCTGCTGCGAAGACGTGCGCAGAGCCTCCAGCGTCGGAGCCTGCGCCTCGCGGAGCGCCGTGGTCGCCTGCCCTTGCCCGTGCAGAATGTCCTGACGAGCCTGTTCGGCCTGTTGCGCCTGAATGAGCGCCGACAGTGTGGCTGCTTGCGACTGCGCTTGCGACGCCTGCCCCGAGGCGCGAGCGCCCAGAACGGACCCCAGACCGCTGGCGGCGGAACTGCCGAGAAGGGCTAAGGTGAAAGGGTCCATTGTTAGCTCCTGCCGATGAGCGGCGTGACGGGTTGCGATGATATAGCAACCACTTCATTACGGAAAGACTCGGTCGCGGCTGCGCCCTGACGGACTTCCTTCGCCACTTCAATCTGAAGCATAGGCATGGCCGTAATAGCGCATATCCATTCGTCTATTTCTTTGCCCGTATTGGGATTTACCCCGCGCAACAATGTAAACCACGCGCATTTTAATTGCACGCAGTCTTTTTTGATGAGCGGACAGAAGGTTCCGTTTTTGAGTTCCATTAGTTTTTCGTCGCTATGATTACGTCTACATACTGAACGGCGAGGTTTATGTTCGGCGCGGAGAAGCCGTGCGCATGGCCGCCGCCGCCGCCCGTGTTGCCGATAGACGTAGAAGTAGAGGTTGTGGTGGTAGTTCCTACCGTTACGCCGGTTGTAGCGCTGGAAGTAGTGCCGCCTGTTGACGCCGTTATGTAGTTGATGCCAACGACGCCGCCTTGCACCGCCAAGCCTGCGGTAGAAAAAGTAGTAAATGGGTGCGTATGACCAGAATCCGTTACCGAGCTGGTGCTAGAGCTGGTGCTGGTGCTGGTGGCGCTATGATTATGCGACGGAATGTCGGCCGTCGTCAGCGTGTAACTGGCGACCGTACCGGTCACAGCCTGCGAAGCAAACGCCGTCGTGAACGCGACGCTACCGCCTGACGAGGCGGAGCCTGACACTACGCGCAACGCTTTATTGTCATGCGCCGTGGACTTAGTCCAACCGGTCGGAGCTGAAGTCTGCACGAACAGCATGACGGTGCCGGCGGGCAAGTTCTCCCAAGCCCCCGAGAATGTCGTAGCCGTAAGCGTGCCTGCTACCGAACTATTGCCCGTGATCGCCGCGCCGCTGGCCGATACGGTCAGGCCATTTGCGAGCGTGGTCATGCCCGTGCTGGCAATCGTCAGACGATTTCCGCTATTAACACGCAAGACAAGGTTGCGGGCGTCACGGACATCTATAGTCGAGTTGGTGGCGTCGGCCGAGATAACCGTGCGCGGCGTGCCGTTAGCCGAAAACTGTATGCGCCCGTTATTATCTAAGTCCAGCGCTTCGGCCGGAGCGACGGTCCCGAGCCCGACCAGCCCGGCCGCGTTGATGACAAAAGGCGTAAGGTCGGGGTCGACGCTGTCCTGCACGCGCAGAACGTCGCCCGTGCCGGTCTGCGTTATCTTGAGCGCCGGGCCGGACGAGTCGGTCGAGATCGTGACGTTGCCGGTCAGAACCGGCGAGACGGCCGTCGTCGGGGCGGAGATATAGTCGACCGTCCAGATCTCAACATCATTGGCGTCGGTCAGCTTGAATTTATACGTCGCCTCACCGAGCCAGATATTCGCCTCGCCGCGCGAGTCGAGAATGATCGGGTTCGTGTTAGCGTCCGATCCGGTCGAATCCGTATATGTAACCTGCGGGCTCGTCGTGCCGGCCTGATAAGTGTAGACCTTACCGCCGACCAGAGGAGCGCCGTCAGCACCGATGAACTGAGTCTTGGGTATGGGGGTGATGACAGCCATTATGCACCTACACAACTGGTTACGGTCAGGATGACCGAAGGGATCGCCGGGACTGGGCTAGCCGCCGCCACATAGGGGATTTGAATATTTGTGCTGCTAACCGAATAGATCAGCTCAAAATAATCGCCCGCCTGAAGATTTAGCACGAAATTCCACGCGGCGACAGTAGCCGCATTTGCGCCGCTGCTCATCGTAATCTGCGTGGCGGAGTCATCGACGTCGACGCCGTTCACGCGGGGCCAGATATAAATATTATGCGTGCCGCCAGAAGTCTGCCTGAGTTGCGCCGAAAACTGAAAATTATACGTAGCTATGTTGTCTACATATATTCTCGACGATGGCGTCCCGATATAGACGCCGTAGACTACGTTGGATCCGTCAGCGCGTGTATATGTTTGGTCAAAGGTCAACGCGTAGGCCGTATTTGTCGCAGCGGGCGTGAACGTCGTCGTGCTGTAAAATGAGCCGTATCGCCGGCCGGCCTCGACCGCGATGTAGGTGTTATAAAACCACCTATACCATTCGCGGGTGACGAAATTAGTCAGCTTATCCCATATCGGAACCCGCGCCGCCGGGATCTGTGTATTGTTCGCAATATCAGGCATTTGTTGGGCTCAATATAAGTTCAGCGCCCATGATCGCGATCTTGACCGGATCGGTCCCTGACACCTCATACACGCGGTCGCGGATTTTCAAAGTCATGCCAAGCCGCCGCCAGATCGTGCGATAGCCGTATTGCCCGATACGGCCCATCGACTTCCAATGCTCGTTTGACCATGTATGGCCACCGTCATCCGACCAGCGCAGCATGACCTGCGGATTGACGCCGGGAGCCAAAGGCGCGCTTTGCGTTACTATGTAATCGCCATCTTCGGTGATAAGCTGCTCTTCCAGTTCA